AAAAATAATAGGTACCTCTTTTTTTATCTAAATATACTGGCATTTTTATTCACTCCTTTGGTATAATAGGAGCATAGTTATAACAGTGCATAATTGGAATAATCCCGTTATAACTATACTACTGTTAGACCACCTGGTAAAAGGTGGTCTTTTTTATTTACTATTCTTAATATCCTACTGCCGTAGCGCCATACTCTGCTTGTTCTTGTGTAAATCCTTCATATTTTAATTGATCAATAAGTCCTTCACGAGAAAATGCTGAATAGTCTAAATAATCTTGCGCTTTTTTTGCTGCTTGTTGGTTCCAGTCAGCACCACATCTATCAACGGCAAATGTTGCATCTTCTACTGAATATCCTTCATATTTCAATTGTTCTATTAGACCTGTATATGAGAATGCACTATAATTTAGATAATCATTTGCTTTGCGCATGGCGTTTTTTTGACCTAATGTATAGGTTTCTGACGGTTCTTGTGCAGGTGTATCATTTTCATCTTTTGATGTATCTTTTTTGTCGTTTTCTTTTTTGTTGTTTTTTGTATCAGTTTCAGTTATGTCATCTTTTTTAGTATTATTTTTATCTTTGTTGGCGGCATTTCCTCCACCAGCAGCTAGTCCAATAATCATCAAAACAACAACTATTACAATACCCTTTTGCAGTTTCCCCCTTCCCCAGAAATTTTTTAATTTTTCAATCAGTTTTTTCATTTTTTGTCTCCCTTCATAAAAACTGTATGTGATACTGTACATCACAATAGTATAATAGCACATATTTTTACAATTTTTAACGGTGAATAAAATATTGTTAAAATAAACATACTATGTTTATGAAACTGAAAATAAGAGAAGTTAGAAAAAAAAGAAAATTAACACAAATAGAATTAGCAAAATTGACCGGGATAAGTAAATCATCTATTAGCCGATATGAACGTGAGGAAATTTGGCCTGATATGCTAGAAATGGAGTGGATAGCTTTAGCGTTGGACGTTAAAATTACAGAAGTAAAATTCGTAAAAACGTAATAAAATTCCCATATATGGGAATTATGCTGTTTTCCCTTTTTTTATTGTGTTTTTAGACATATAATTGATTTATGGATAGCAAGGAGAGGGAGGAGTTATGGCAGCAAAAATATTATACTTAAGAAAAATATTTAAAATGTTGGAAGATATGGAATTATTGGAAATAAAAAAAGTTTATGCTGTTACAATGCAAATATATTCCAATCACTAACAAAAAGAGAAGACAAAGTAATTAATCTTTGTCCTCTCTTTTTTTGTTCTCTAAATTTTTCGCAAACGTTTGTAAAAAAGATTTTAAATATTTTCTCTCATCAGCACTGGCATTCAGATATGTTTCTATTAATATACGATCAGTTTCATCAAGTTTGTAATCATCTACAATCATATCAATTGCCACATCTGGAAACTCAATAAACATTTCTCCAGTACCTTCGGTCAGCCAGAAATAGTCAATATTAAATTCACGACAAATAGATTTCGCATTACGTTCTGTAAGAGATGTTTTTTCATTTTCGATATCAGAAATTGCAACTTTTGAAATACCGATTTGGTTTCCAAACTTCTCTTGACTAATTCCTAATGCTTTTCTGACTGTTTTAACTCTATTACCCACGGACATTATATTTTACCTCCTTCACAACACTATATTAATATATTACCGAACAAAAGTAAACAAAAATATTTCGGTAACTTAACAAAAATATATTGACTAAGTTAGTTTACCGATATATAATAATCAATGTAAGTTAGATAACCGAATTGTTTAACTTTTGAAACCTGTATATCATTACCCCTCTCCCAATTAAAATGGTATACAGGTTTGAGGGGTTAACTCGCGAAAGGGGTGAATATATGACAGCACAAGAATTTAGAGATGCTCAACAGGATGCTATTGAGATAGCTATTATGTTAAGTGAATTAAAGAAAAAAGACCCTCAAATTTCAGAGCGTCTTAAATGGATGATAGAAGGTATCAAATTAGCTACTTGTTCAAAAAAAGAAAATTAGAGAGGAGTGTAAAAATGAATAATTTACAAGTTTTTAAAAGTGAAGAATTTGGAGAAGTTAGAAGTCTATTAATAAATAATAAGCCATGGTTTATTGGAAAACAGATTGCTGATATTTTGGGGTATCAAAACGGTAGTAGAGATATTAAGCGACACGTTGATGAAGAGGATAGACAAGTAATTCAAAACTACCAAAATGGTACTTTAGAAATTCCGAATAGAGGATTGATGATTATAAATGAATCCGGCTTATATAGCCTAATACTATCTAGTAAACAAATGAGGTTTTGCCATCTATTAGAAAATATGGCGCGTATCAAGTTCCAGATGATCCAATGACTGCTCTTAAGTTGATGTTTGAAGCTACCGAGCAGACAAATAATAGAGTTGAGCATATTGACAGTCGCGTAACTAATCTAGAAAACACAACTACTGTAGACAGCAGAAAGCAGTACACACTAAGAAAAATTGCAAGTGCGACAGCAGTTAGAGTCTTGGGAGGTAAAGACAGTCAGGCATATTTAGAACTTCATCACAAGGTGTTTTGTCAGTTATGGAGAGATTATAAAGATTATTTCAAGATTCCAAGCTACAGAGATACATTAAAAATTGATTTTGAAAAGGCAAAAGAATATCTGCAAGGATGGAGACCAGATCATAATCTGCAAATTGAAATTTCAAGTGTGAACGAGGTTAATTAGAATGAGCGTTAATTTAGATTTAATAGGTCTGGAAATAAAAAAACAGGTTGATTCACTTTCATTTGATTTATATAACGAATTAAAGAAAGAATGTGAAACATATGATCAAATAGATGAAAAAATAAAAAAAATTATTAAATCCTTAATTTGGAGTGGGAAGTGTAATCTATTTTTTGCAAAATATTTAAATGAAGAACTAAAAATAATGTTAGAGCGTGAAAAAAGTGCGTTACAAATTGATAAATAACGCACGGAGTAAATTAAATTAATTCAATTTTTACAATTGTTTTTGAACCATAAACTACATTGTAGTCATAATTCAAGTAAAAGAAATCATTATTACAAGCAAAATTCATAATTGAAGGGATTAATCCGTTATGTATGTGATTTTCAATTTTAATTGTCTTATCCATCGATGTCAATGGTTCGCCTATATCATTTATACAGGTAATTGGTATTATTTCATCGCCTTCGTTTAATATTAAATTTTCATTATTGGAAAAGGTAATTTTAGCTTTATTCATTATTTCACCTCGCTTTCGTTTAAATTTCGACATTGCAGTGCCGATAACTAAATTATAGCAAAGGTGAAAAATAAATCAAAAAAGGGAGTAGAGGATAAATGAAAGTTTATAAAAAAATATCTACTTGCTATGAAGGGCAAATAGATATTTATAGAAAATTATAAGCCGAGTTTTTCTTTCAGTAATTTAGTACATAGTCCTTTAAGAATATCTAATGTGACACCAGAACCGAGTTCATCCAATTTGCTCATTGCCATATCAAATATTTTTGAATTTGATATAGCTTCTAAATATTGGTGTCCATCAAATGTTAATTCAGTAATTGTTGCGCTATATAATTTAGCACGACTACGTTTAAAATTAGCATTAATGAGACCGCCGTCACATAGTCTTTCGAGTGTGTATACGATGACTTTTTTAGAATATTTAGATGTATTAGAATTTTCTAAAAAATCTTCTATATATAAGACTTTTGGTACTAAATTATTGTCTAAGTCGGACATTTCTTCTAAAGCTATGAGAGAATCTCTTACGCATTTTAAATCAAGTTTCATATGTATCACCTCACCTTTATTATAACAAAAGTGAAAAATAAATCAAAAAAGAAAGGAGTATCGATATGGCACATAAGAAAACATTAAAAACCATAAATATTGAGCGTGAAAAGGTTTTGATGAAGGGTTATGCAAATATTGCAGATATAAAAAAATTTATCCCATGCAGCGACAAAAGAGCTAATGAAATAAATGAAGAAATTACTTGCATGGTAGAAAAAAGCGGTAAACGTGTTTTCTTGGGAATTCGTTCTAAATATTTGTTAGATTACGTAAGCAGGTTTTTGATTTTGCTGAATTAGAACGAAAAAAAGCTGCTATGTCCAGTAGCAGCTAATCAATGAAACCACGTTAATTATAGACTATAAAAAGGAGTGTGTCAAAGGTGGAAATTATTGAACGTTTAAATGAAATAAAACGGGTTGTAGATTCTAACACTTTAGAGGAGCTTATCGAAGCGTATCCGGATGTTGCGGGATTTTCTTTATGTAAAGAATATACATTTATTTCAATTGTAGGTATAAGCTCATTTCTTGTCAATAAGCTGATAAAGGATATTGAAAATGGAAAAGTACATTAACAGGCTTAATGCCAGAGGCTTTTATACGATTGTTTTAATTATTATTTTGGTAGGTTTTATAGCCGCGGGAGCTTCTGGTATCATTTTCGATTTTATCGTCGGGATAATAAAAAATATATAGGTTTTTAACAGTGTTTTTAGGGTACTGTTTTTATTTGCACCATTTTTAGGAAAAAGGAGGATTTTATGGATATAAAAATCGAATTATACAATGATCACTTTGAAAATGCCAAGCGCTATCAGATACCGCGAGCGCAGTTAATTATCGCTGATATTCCCTATAATATCGGGATAAATGCATACGGTTCAAGATCTGACTGGTATATCAATGGCGACAACAGAAACGGTGAAAGTGAAAAAGCCGGTAAGACGTTTTTCGATACCGATGATGATTTCAAGATATACAACTTTTTTCAGTTCTGTACCCGTCTTTTAAAAAAGGAGCCTAAAGAAAAAGGTATGGCTCCTTGCATGATCATATTCTGCGCATGGCAGCAGTTAAACGAGATTAAGGATTATGCCAAGAAATTCGGATTCAACCATGCACAGCCTTTATTCTTCATTAAAAAATCATCATCGCAGGTTTTAAAAGCTAACATGCGGATATGCGGGGCTACGGAGGTTGCTCTGGTGCTGTATCGTGATAAACTCCCAAAGTTCAACAATGACGGAATGATGATCCTTGACTGGTTCAAATGGGGCAGGGGGGGAAGCTATCCAAAGATACATCCAACTCAAAAGCCTGTAAGCGTATTGAAAAGGCTTATCGAAATATATACCGATCCGGGCGATGTTGTTATTGATCCGGTAGCCGGAAGCGGAAGCACATTAAGAGCCTGCGCAGAATTAAACCGTTCATGCTATGGTTTTGAAATAAAAAAGAAGTTTTATAAGGAAGCAAAGGAAAAAATGCTTTCAAATGTAAATATGACACTGATTATCTGAAAGGAGAGCTATAGATGTTAAAAAACAATAATGAAAGAAAACAATGGATTGAAAATGAAGACAATTATGAAATCATCACTGTTTCAGAATTTGCTAGATACAGGAAGTCAAGACCGCTTGACGACGGTTCATGCATAGTTGTTTTTGAAACAAAAATGAGAGGAAATACATGGGATCATGAGAAGAATAAAATAGTTGAAAAAATCAAGTGGAGTAAAATCGGAATGTTTATTACATATTCTTATGAAAATGAAACGCTTCTAGAACAGACCTGCATAAGTGATATTGTTTCAAGGATGGCGAAAATGAAATGATAGAAAATCTTAAGGGAGAGCTGTGGAAGCAGTACCGCGATACAGATTATTATTTTTCATCATACGGACGTGTAAAACGGATATATAGGCACAAAGAACGCCTTTTGAAGCCGTATAAAGTAAGTCACAGGAAAGGCTCTGAACTGTGGGTTGTAAAGGTCTACGGTAAAGAAACATCGATTTCAAGAACTGTATATGAGCTTTTTATCGGTACGGTTCCCGATGGATATAACATTATCCATCGTAACAAGGTACAGAGCGACAATGCAGCGGTTAATTTAAAAGCAGTATCTAAAAGGGAACTCGGCACACTGTACGGCGGAAGAACACGGATGCAGAGACTTATATATGATATGGAAAATAAATGCTTTTACAAGGGGACCAGAGAAGCAGGAAAAGCCCTTCACATAAGCAGGCAGACAGTTTCGGACTACTGCAATGGAAAGGTCAAAAAGCCTATGTTTAAGATAAGATGGGCAAGGGATGTAGAATAGAAACAAAATGAAGAGCTCAGGAAGGAGATGATATTTATGCCCAAACCGCCGGTTAGGTATCTATTGCTAGATATTAATGATGTTACAAATGTGTGTGGTTCTATATGGAGTGATGAGCTTAGTAAGCTGCTGAAAATAAAGCCAATCTATTTACCTGTATGGTTGTGCCACAATGGTGTTTTGGAAGGTAAGTATTACGTTGTAGAAGATGTTTAAATACAACATTTAATTTATGCAGAAACAAGGGAAACAGCCTATAAAAAGGCAGTAAAACAGTTTAGAAAGATATTTAAAAAGAAGAAAATTACAAGAGTTATTATCCACAAAGATCACTACTGGTTCGGTGGATTTGAATATTAAAAAAAGAAAGAAGAGGAATTTTAAAATGAGATTTATTAGAAAAATTAGAAGAGAACAAGAACAAAAGGCGCGCAAACAAATGCTTAAGGAAAAGCGTCAACAGGGATTAAAGCCAAAATATGAATATAATTCAGGAACACATAAAAATGATATTGAATGGGTATCTGTAAAGATGCCGACTGTAAAGCACAGCAGTAAAGTGTTTTATTAAATGCAGAAAAATAAAAAAGCTAATGTGATAGATATTTTGAGTTTAATCATATCCACAATAGCAGTTCTTATATCGGTATTTTTATAACTAAAAAATTGAAATAATTAAAGAAATTATTGAGACAAAAAGCGCTATGATGCTAATGAGATTATTTTTTAAATAATTTTTGAATTGAATTCTTTTAAATTCTTTGATATGTAAGCTAGGATACGATAATTCGATATATTTAATTCCTGATCCAACACGGATTATTTGTAAATGACCTTTGTCAATTAAGTAATCTATGCACTTCTTTAATTCACTTCTATCAATATTTAATTCATTAGCAGCATTATCTATAGCGGTATTAGAATAGCATAACTGTTTGTCAGGTAGTTGATTAATATATTCAAATATCATTTTACTTGTTTTATTCATAATAAACCTCCTTAAAGAGATTATATGGCAAAACAGTTAGTTAATCAAACAAGGTAGAAAAACTACAAAAACTATTTTAATAAAAAAATCTCTCTAATCCGTTGGTACATATGGGATTAGAGAGAAAATATAAATGCAATATAATATTTAGGTTATATTGCACCAAAGGGGTGATAAATTGGCAAGACGAATAAAGCATTTTGGCGGTCAGCATGAAACCTTACCAATAAAAGACAAAAAGCAGCTTGATGAATTTATGTTCAATCTTCTAAGGAAAAGAGACAAAGCAAAAACGCCAATCAAAAAATACCAAGCTGATCGTAACTGGATGATGTGCATGTTAGGCTTTAATACAGCTTTCAGAGCCGAGGATTTACTTCAACTAAGGGTAATAGACGTAAAAAAAGGATACGTGCATATAAAGGAAAATAAGACTGCTAAGATGCAAAATTTTAAGATGAATAAGAAACTGCATAATGATGTTCTGGATTACATAAATAGAAACAATCTAACAGACTATGATTATTTGTTTCTTGGACAAAAGAAGGTTCAGAATGGTAAGAAATACGTTTATCCTATAACGCGACAGCGTGCACATAAAATTGTATCTAGAAATGCGAAGGAAGTGGGCATCAATTTTACTTTTGGTATGCACAGTTTAAGAAAAACATTCGGATATCAGTATTATGCCAATGGTGGTAATCTTCTAACTCTTATGAAGATGTATAACCACGATGAACCCAATGTAACACTCCTGTATATTTGTTGGGGTAAAGAAGATGCGGAAAATGATAGAGAAGCAGTTTACTTAGGAGGCGTACATAAATGATAGTAAGTGATTTTTGGTTAGGGGTGATCCTAACCATTGCAGCAGAAGCAATAATAACAATCTTAATTGTTGATTATTTAGGACAGAAAGAAAAGGATGATGGTGAATGAAGTTAGAAGATCGGATTTATAACGTTGAATACTATGTTAAAAAATTTAATAGTTGGGAAGTAAAAGAAATAATAATTGATGATCAAAAGGCATTTTGGGAAATAAGGAAACCAGGTAGTCAAATTCAAAAAGTTTCTCTGTTTAGAGATGGGTCTAATATGTATATTTACGGTGATTATGGATCTTATTCATTCGATAAAATGACATGGCTAGGAAGTCCGTAT